CCGGAAGGGAGTTGCACCCTCACTACCGGAATAAATCAAAGGCGGGGAACCTTATATATCCGGTGTACTACAATTATACTACCAGCGCGACCATAAACTCTTCATTGTTTCCGTTGCTTCTTGGTATTCTCAGGTCTCAAGGGAAATTGGTGCCGCCGTAACGCCGCGGCTCACGTGGCGATTTTCGCACGGGAAAACTTAGTGATTCTTCACTGTTCCTTTGGCTTTGCCGAAATTGGTGCCGGAATATAGTTTCCGGCGGACTCGTAAGGAATTATATGAAACAAACATTATTATACTTAAATTATTGAACCGACACCTATTATCACACGTCAGAACAATGAACCCTACAATAATGTAAAGTGGAGCCGATGGTTGGACTCGAACCAACAACAACCTGTTTACAAAGCAGGTACTCTACCATTGAGCTACAAGGGCTTGAAAAAGCTGGCCGGGATGGAGTATGCACCATCTCTTCCGAAGTTCCAGCGCGGCGTGCTCCTCGTTACACTACCGGCCAGCTAAGAGCTGCGCGCCAATCGCAGCGGCGAACAGCAACAACAACGTTTTATATTAGCCATTCCAGACTAAAGTTTTAATAAGACTTGGTTTTCGGGGGCACTCAGTTCTTTGAAAACACTACCTAAAATCTTGCTTTGCCGCCTTCCTCTCCTATAAAGATCAAACATGAGGTTGTTTTTCAGTTTGGCGGTTTGCCAAGCCTTTAAAGGGGGCTGCCGGTAAAAATACGATTCAAAACCCGGCAGCGTGTTGATTCCTCGATTGGATTATATATGCAGTTTGTCCACTTTTTTCTCGCTCTTCGTTTTGGTGAGGATAATAAGAGACCGGGAGAGTTAGAATGATGAAGACCTCTCCCGATCCGCTTCATTAACGAATTACGAAACGACTTACAGTATGACTGTGATATATCCATGGAAAATGAACAAACCATGGAAAGCCTTAAAAATCGGGGCGTGGAGAAAGGCCCCGCACTCACGGGGCCCCTAGACGATTCAATTACTTGCTGAGTCAGCCAGTTATTATGTCAATAGTCTATTATACGATTATGAATAAGAATACACTCTTATGTATTGCTGCGCCTGTGTGCAGGCAAATCATTTATGGTACCGGCAATCTATGCCGCTCCAGATATAGAGAGCGGCAATAAATACCAGATACGCGCTAAACAAGATTGAGCTGACGGTCATATCCCAACTTCCCAGGTCTGTAGCCTCGCCATGTGGATGGCATCTTCACGTTCAACATCCGCTTCTGAATATCCAAAGGGTCAAACCGGTAATGAGTCTTCCCCTTCTCCTCAAAAACAAATGCCGGAAGCACACCATCATTCACCAGCCGGACCAGCGTTTTCTTTGGCATAGCCAGCTTGTGAGCCGCTGCCGCCAACGTCAGAAACTGTACTTTGTCCCTAAACATTTTCAGCCAGCCCTTTCAAGATCAGTTGCTCCGCCGCGCGCTTCAGGGTCATCCCCTGCCGCGCCGCGAATACCTTCGTTTGGATATAAACCTCTCTCGGTACGATGATAGACTTATAGTCATAACTATAAACCTTCTTTTCTCCAGACTTATCTATTTTTTCGATTGTTTTAATTGCCATAATTTTCCTTAAAAAATTGGAAAAAGATGAAAAATAGTTTATGATATGCTTTGCGTGGCTTCTCGTGGCCCCAAAGTTTTTCACTTGAGGCCAAGCCTCTAAACGCGGATTTAGATGGAAAAGATCGGACGCTCGGATTGTTTTGTCAGCCCAAGCGTGCTAACTGCGCAAAGTATGTGTAAAAAATATGAAAACGTCAACAAAAAAAATAGAAAAATTATGAAAAAAAAATTTAATTTTAAGGCATTCAAACACCTTCTTGTTGAAAACAATTTGAAAATCAGTGATTTTGCAAGATTAGCAAATATACCTCGCCCGACAGTTTATTCATGGGATAATGTTGACGAAATCAAAAATCCCATAGCAATAAATGCCATTGAACGTATTCTTCATATAAAGTATGAGGATTTATGTGTTCCGGAAGAAGAGCTGCTGAGTCCGGTGGATTTGAACACAAGACCGCTTGAACCGCAACGGGATAGCGGCATCCACGACCATCGCCGCGAATGGCCGGTTGTCGGCACTTCCGCCGCCGGTCCTCAGCTCAGCGCGGTGGAGATCAGCGAATATCCCGGTGTGGCCGACCGCTGGGAAGCTTTGCCTGAAGGTGTGAAATGCCCTGACCCCAACGGCTTTGCTCTGGTTATTACAGGCGACAGTATGACCCCGCGGCTGCCGGATGGATGTATCGTCTTTGTCGCGCCGAACGTGCAGCCGCAGAACGGCCAAGTGGCATTAGTCATCATCGAGGGCCGCGCCGGTGGCCGTGAATCCTGTGTTAAAGTCATCTATGACGAGGGCGACACCCTCCGCCTCCACTCCTACAACTCCGACAAATACCCCGACAAGATCATCCCCAAAAAATACATCATCGCTACCTATAAAGTAGTAGCCTTTAAATACCTGGTCTTTGGGGAGATGTAGGACGGTCTAATTGTTTTTTATGACGTTTCAGTTCTTTATAGTCTAGCCACATCTTTTTGCCGTGGACATAGACTTCAAACGTGCCAATTCCTACGCAAACGATAAGAGTAAAAATATGAAGAAAATAGAGAAAAGAATCGTGGATCATATCGAGTATATTTTAAGAAAAACCATCTCGCTGATAGGTTCCATAGTCAGCTTATATTGTATATGTACGAATACAGACAAAAGAGATTTCTGGATTCTAACGCTTATACTTTTTTTGGCGCTTTTTTGTCTTAACATACTCTATAAGGTCTTCCTTAAAAGTCGCTATGTTATAGAGGATTACTCCCCAGAGGATGATGATACAGAATAGATCGGTGAGTTCTATCGCACTCATGCTTTGAGTGTACAGTCTGTGATTCTTATAAGACAAGAAAATTTCAGTTGTAAAGTTTTGCTTAATAACTGAAACTATCTTTGTTTGAATAGGTTATTATCTATTTTGTGAGAGGTGTCAATTTTTTCGGCCTACATCTTCCGGTGTCAGGGACCAGAATTTTTGGCAATCCTCTTCGCTGACCAGATTCTTATAATGCCTGTGTAAAATCTGAGGACTATTCCCTAATTCCAAGGCTACTTTCTCCGCTGATTTATCGCGTTGAAGCATATAGCTCGCCGCGGTGTGACGCAGGCAATCTCTAGGCCACGTTTTCAGATTTAATATCACTGCAAACTGCTCTGTCACTTGTTTTAGCGCCGGGGTGATGGGGAGCCTCATATCATGCTTCTTGCAATACTTGAGCCATTCCATTGCGTTCTCTGACATCGTAACGGTCCGGAAAGATCGTGTTTTGGCTATTGACCCGTCAATCGTTACGGTGTGACGCTCGAACGAAATCGCCGGCTGCACGACTTGTTTGGCCTCGAAAGGTCTGATACCCCCGAACAGCATTAGAATGAGTCCTGGAAGCGTTTTTGCCGGGCATTTAGCTAATAACGTCCGACACTGAGCCACCGATAGGATGTAAGGCAGTTTTTTATCAAGGATAGGGGTTTGCAGCTTCTCCGCGAGATTATCGTGCAGGTAATTGTTCCGAATCATCCATGAGAAAAAGGCGCTGCACCTGTTTCTCCATGTGCTTTTTGAGCGGTCCGGCACTTTGTTATAAAGTGACTTTATATCGTTCTGATTGAGTGCCGGGGCTTTGATATATCCCAATGAATCAGTAAATTGCGCCATCCATTGACGCATAGTCTTCTTGTAGTTTTCGCGGCGACCGGAGGCGTTCAATTCATCCATATAGCGCTGTGCGCACTCGTAGATAGTCAGGGATTCATCCGTAGCATGATGTTTTAGATAGTATTCATATATCTGTGTGAGAGATACTTCTAAACGCATACACCCTTCTAAGACTCTGATTATTTCTATCTTAGCCGGAGCCGGAAGACTAACGATCCCCGCTTCTATCTCGTTATGGTTATTTTTATAATGCCGCTCTAATTGCCGTGCCTCTGTGAGTGACTTACACCGTTTCCAGATAGATTTTCCATCTTTTCTGCCAATATACACTTCAAAATATGTGTACACTTTTCCTTTGGAAATAAAACTATGTTTTTTGACCGCCATATTTTAACCGTCCGGCCAAAATCTATAGCACCATTTTTGCACTAAAACAAGAATAAATTTAGAACCTTTTTCAAGGACTTATGAAGGAAAAAAAGGGCTGTTTTTTGCCTGTTTTTTGAAGTTTTTGTGTGGGATAAGTTGTTGAGTTTCAAGATGGTGCTCACTAGAAGATTCGAACTTCTGACCTCTTCCGTGTGAAGGAAGGGGTCGTCTTAATAAACTATTCTCCATTAAAACATTTTACAAAGATTTTTTAAATTTTGTTAGCACCAAATTTGCGCTTCCAGAATACCCTTAATTGACACATTCTCAAAAACGTGCATATTTGTCAGTTCGCGACTTAAACCAACAGGAAGATTTTGTCAGAAAAATACTGTTTTCGCAACTTTTTTTTGAAATCTTCCAAAATCTTCCAAAATTAAAGGAAGGCCAGCTTTCGGATATACCTACTAACCGGCTTTTGAAATATATTTTGCCGCCAAAGGCGGTCAGGATATGCGGTCTGGCCATTAAAAAATTTCTATTAAAGGACTGCAAGGAAGGGCGGAGCCCGATGTTGTTGTTGCTGTTCGAAACGTTGTTGTTGTTTCGATAAGCACAGCGGCAGTTCGTGGCGGTGTTGTTATAGTTACCACCGCGATAGCCGCGATTGGACGAAGCCCTTCCTTATGACTCACACTCCACAAGGTATTTTATATTAGAATGTTTAACAAATGCAAGCAATGTCTCCGCTGTTCTCGCGTATTCAGATTGTGAAATAATACCGTTATCTAATTGGCAACGAGCTATTTTCATTTTATTTTTAAATCTTCTTTTTGCTTTTTGAGTTAGTTTTATCTTTGTTGGAAATACTCTATACCCAAGGAAAGGAATCCCTAAATAGCAATAATTAAGCTGTGGTTCATTTAATTCTAGTTTTAAGTATTCCTCTAAAAATAATTTAATAAGTTTAAGTTTCTCTTTTAATTCTTCCCTACTCTGTCCAAAAACTAAAAAATCATCCATATATCTAACGTAACCTTTAGAATGCAGGTTTTCTTTTATGTAATGGTCTAATGTGGAAAGATATATATTTCCAAAAAATTGACTTGTTAAATTACCTATTGGAATCCCCTTATCACTTCCTGTTGAATCTATTACTTTCCATAGCAATTCCAATAAACGGCGATCTTTTATCAATCTTTCTAAAATACGGATCAGCGCTATATGGTCAACACTATCAAAGTACTTATGGATGTCTAGTTTAAGGTAACACTTGAATTGTCTGCTGTATTTTTGAGCTAATGCAATAGCTTTATGACTTCCTTTTCCTTTTCGACAAGCGTAAGAATGATCTATTTGATATTTCTCAAATCTTTCATCACATATATTTATAATAGCCTGATGGACAATTCTTTCACGAAAAGGCACAGAACAAATTTCTCTTTTTTTGGGTTCATAAACATAAAATTTATTATATTGTCCTAATCTAATTGTTCCATCTAAAAGCTGTTTATGTGTTATATATAAATTTTGTGATAAGTTTTTCCCATAAAGTCTAACATCTTTACGATTAGATTTATTCTTTCTTGCTTTCCAGTATGCTTTTTTAAGGTTTTCAATACTAACTAATTCATCAAATACATTACTTAGCCTTTTCATTTACAGATCGAATTTCCTTTTCTTTTTCGAGGTAGCCTGGAATTAGCTGCTTATATTTCTCCCAAAGTTCAAGAAACCTCCGACCATATTTTTCAAATTTCTTTTCTCCGAATCCACTTATTTCTTTAAGGGTCTCTTTTGTTACATCTTTATCTAATAATAAGAGTAAATCGGTATCTACAAAAATTACATACGCAGGAACATTCAATTCTTCACTTAATGCTTTCCGTGTATCTCTTAAAGCTCTAAATTTAGAAAAATCTTCTGCTGATAATTTTTCTCGATAATCAATTTTACCAAAATGTTTTTCTTTATCCTTTTGAAAAATTTCGTCTGGAATATACTCAATACAAAATGACCAAGAACCATCAAGCTGGTTAAAAACTTTACTTATTGATAAAATTCTATGTGATTTTAAGAATTTATTTAATTCTTCTGCGTTGTTTTGTCTAACATCAAAAGTAACAAACTGCATACTATCTATTATATAATTTTATTCTGTGGGGGTATGTCCGCGCTCTGCGCGACACCCCCACAGAAATTTTACTTTTACTGTATGGCTTGCAAGGAAGGGCGGAGCCCGAGGTTGAGGGTGCTGACCGAAACGTAGTAGTTGTATCGATAAGCACAGCGGCAGTACGCGGCGGCGTAGTTATAGCAACCACCGCGACAGCCGCGATCGGACGAAGTAAGAGAACCCACAGGATCCGCCTCCGCAGCAGTAGAATATGAGCGTCTATCATCGTATAACCACTCAAATACGTTACCATCCATATCATATAAACCCCAGCGGTTTGGCCGCTTCCGTGCAACAGCCTTAGTACCGCTTGAAGCGTTTGCTTTATACCATGCTATTTCATTCAGATTCTCGTCAAAAGTATCATCACTGAATGAATTATTCTTCCCATTATTTAAAGCTGTGCCAACACCAGCGCGACAAGCAAATTCCCATTGTGCCTCGGTCGGCAGTTCCCACTTCCAATTACTTACTGCCAGACTAGATTCCATCGTCTCTATCAATCCGTTCGGAGAGTTTATAGCCGTTCCTGTGGCGCTTCCAACGTGACCAGTAGAAGCATATATCATATCTGGCCAAGTCGGTTCAGTCGTGGAGCTAGGATAAGCCCACGCATCGTTGATATATTCTTGTCCAAGATAATTGTAATAGCTATAGCAAATAGACGCTTTCGGCTTGATGCTTGTGCTGGCTGTCTTGCCCATTATAGCGTTATACTGTTGTACCGTCATTTGACACCGCGACAAATAAAACCCTTTGGAGATAGTCACACGGTGCTGATTTTCATTTGAGCTTCTCCCGATTTCCGTTGTAGGAGAGCCGCACAGATAAGAGCCTGGAGCTATATAAACCATCCACGCGACTTTGGATTTGTTCCAATACAGAGGCTTCTTTTCGAGATTAACTGTTACAGACTGATTATTTACAGTACAAGTAAAAGTAACGTGTATTCTGTAATAACCTTCCGGCCACGAGCTACCAAAAATTGTAGATGTTGACGAACCATTCCATGTCTCGTTATATGACAAAAGAGACTGCTGATTCACACCAACAACACGATAAGTTCCTGCCGGAGTTTGTGATTGTTGTTCAAATACTTTTGCGGGACTGTTTAATGAGTCGACTGTTTGATTATTAAGATCAGTATAACTCAATAAAGTTTCACCCGTGAAGTAATTTGACGCGCTAACGGTAGCGTTCGGTATGGGTGTGACTAATTCAATGCGCCCACATTCCATTTCAATAGCTGTGCTTGCCATGATTACTTCTCCTCTTGGTTCTGCTGTTCCGGCGTTCTCTGTGATCTCGCTATGACTTCACCTTTCTCAAAGTCACTTCCTTCCGGGATGTAGATGATTTCGTTCTCTGTTTGGTACACATCGCACAAAACATCTTCGCGTTTTTCGCCAGTGACAGCGATTTCCGATTTATTGATAATCTCTGCTTCAAGCGCTTTGATTTCGGCTTCGATTGCGGCAAGGTCTTTGTTGAATTTCTCAATCAGTTCTTGCTTTTGCGTGATCTTGGCTTTTCGACTTTGAGTACTTTCAGAGACTTCACGGGCAAGTGCATTTCTCGCGTCATCCTTAAAAAACGTCACTTTCTGCCGGATTTCGCGGCCAATCTTTGTATAAGAAGGCTTTTTTTCTTCTTCCTTCTGGCCGCCCTTTTCAGGGGTAGGATCAGTGTTTGTCTGTGTTTCCTGAGTCTGAGTTTCAGGATTTACATTGTTCTGTTGTTCGTTTTCTGTGGTAGGATTCTCCACAACCTCATTGATAATTTCTTCGCTCATAGTTTTAGTTATTTGTTAAAGGTTAAATTGTTACCAGCTTTGTTCCACAAGTTTGACTGCACGCCAATAATAAGTCGTGCCAGTGGATTCCAGTTTGATACAAGCAAACTGCACAACATTACCATTCGCCCATTTGCAATTAGACCATCCTGTGGTTTCAGCGTTTTTGAAGTGTTCGTAACGATAATCCATAATGCGCTCATCAGTCGAACAAGTCGCCCACAAGTTTCCTGTCACGGCTGGCTTTTGGTTGGTAAAATAGATTGTAATTGTATCACCGAGCATATCGGCGGTCGGAGTTGGCAGATTGATATATCTTGTATATGCCCTAGTCTCACTTGAACCACAAACGATATTGACTGTGGTATCGTTTTTCGCAACGTGGTTGATGTCTGTTGGTGTTCCGGCCGTTGCAGACACGTCCGCATCATACAGATTGATATTGTTTCTGCGTCCTGTGACGTAAGAATTAACATTGCTAGTAGAGGAGAAAGCACCATTACTTCCTACTGTTACGACACCTTCACTCATACCGGGAGCAACAATCGCCGTTGAAAGCGCACTGTTAAAATACAGCGCTCCCGTCATTGCTTGCGAGCTACCGCCTGACAATTTCAGATAAGTTCCATCGTGATTATGATTTGATGCCGCCGCGCCCAGATTAGTTAGCGCCGCACTTGCTGTTGAAGCTCCTGTGCCGCCCTTTTCAATCGGGACGGTGTTTATTATCGCCGCCGGGTCAATCTCCGTAACTTGCAGTATTAAATCGCTTGTGCCGTCATATTCCTGTGCTTCAGCGGTGATAGCGCCGCCAATGCCGAGCTTGCGCGGATAATAGAATTTATACGCAGCTTGCACTGCATAAGGTAGCGGATGTTGGTGGTCGGCTGTAGCGTATGTTCCAGAAGTGCCAAGAGAGCCTGTTTCGTTGTCAACCAAAGGCAGAGCGGAAGGAGCCGCCGGAATTGTCAGAGTTTGCCATGACTGAGAAACTGATTGTGTAACTTGGTTTGTCGTTTGATCTGTTGTTGTAGTATTGACAGCAGATAAGAATTGTCCGTTAGAACCTGTATCTTTATGGAATGTATATTCATAAACGGAATAACCATTTGCTGATTCATCGCTTCCAGTTGTAAGAGTTTCTAAAAAACTGAAACCACGATATGAGTACATCTCGCAATACCACGAAGCGTTACTACGGGTAAGGTTTGATAATATTTCCAAATAAGCTCCGCCGGATGTTCCACTCTTATATACTATTCTTATTTTATTGAAGGCTATATTACTACCAACACTGTAAGAGATTTGCCTAATTGTAGGGTTTGCGTAAGTTGTAAGGCAAACATCAAATACACATAATGTTCGAGAGTTGCCTGATACGCCTCTGATGACGAAAGTTGCATAACTATATTGTACATCTGTTGAAAATGCAATCCTATACCATGTATTTTCAGTAAAATCACCTGAAAATGTTTGAGTAGCATAGTTTGCGTAGCCAATCTCTTCTCTCGTCCAAGCAACATTAGCCGAACCGTCAAATGTTTTTCCTACATCCCCTATTGTTAAAGTTCTCGGTGTCGCCAACACTGTTGCTTTTGGTGCGGCGGCAACCCAAGATGGTGTACCAGTAGCAGATGCGTTGCCTACCAAGACCTTGCTTGCTGTGGAGGCTTCGCCAACTTGCAGTCCTTTAATTGTCGGTATTGACGTTACAAGACCAAGCTCAGAAGCAGAGAAGAAGTCTAAAGAAGCATTGCTATCAGAACCAACATACTTAGCCGCTAACATTTTTGGTGCTGATGTTACTTCGCTTCCGTTTACACCGACCCAAGTAGAATTAGAATATGAAGTCCCGCCTTCCGATGGGCCGCCACTGCCTTTGTAATTAGCAAGGACAGATAAATCATCTGCCGGGGCTCCATAAATATCAGATTCATGGATCAATCTCCATTCTGGGGTTCCATTGTATGCAGTGTTTCTAAAAAGAACACGTTGGTTGTCATTCTGCCCATAATTATCTGAAGCAGAATTCGCACAAGTAAGCTGATTGATCGCTGGCAAAGTCAAAACATCTCCAACAGATACCCAATCATATGTTCCAGATGTTGTATAACGGAGCAGTTTGCCTTTGTCGTTGTTTGTGATTGTAATAGATGAAATTCCGCTTGACCCGTTACCGAGCAAAATTTGGTTGGCTGTCAAAGATGATTGACCTGTGCCGCCGTTACCAACCGGGAGCGTTCCTGTGACTTCCGAACCGAGTGCAACATTGCCAACGCTCAACGCACCGGAAGATGCTTTGACAACCCCAGAGCCTAAGCCGGAAACTGTCAATCCTGTGAATGTTGCTGTTGTGCCAGTGAGCGCACCTGTGAGAGTGCCACCTGTTAAGGGTAGGTATCCTGCAAGGTCGGTTAGCGATGCAATGTTCGCCTGTGCAAGCGTTTTCCAAGCGGGCGCCGTGCCTGCGCCTTGACCGAGTAGCACAAGGCCAGTATTACCATTCGCGAACGGTGAGATTGAGCCGTCCACGTTTGTAAGAGTAAGAGTTTGATAGTCGTACATGATGTTTTCCTTTTATTTTTTAGTTCTGTTTTATAATTGAAAGACTTGCAATCATCCATTTCTGTGAACCGCCTAAACCGATACATAACAACTCGGTCATTGTTCCTGTCGCAACATTAAAGCTGGATAGATACGTTTCATCGCCTTTTGCGAAGTTATTCGTAACTCCGGCCAGTGTAGCCGTCCAGCGTGTAGCGTTATTGTTGCTAGTACATATCACCGTCACTCTATCGCCTAATGCGGAGTTTGCGGCGTCTGACAGTGTAACAGTGATTGGGCTGTCTGTTATCTTAACATGGATAAATGTGTTTCTTCCTCGGTGAAGGTTTATCATGGTGTTATTCGTTACGGATTCCGTTATATTCTGTCCTTCATGCTGTTGTTCAACATCTATAATATCGCCTGTGCCTGTCCATGAGCCGTTTTCATAGATAGAGTATTCCCCTGTGTCGGTGTTTATCCAGAGCGCGGATGTGTCTGACGGTTCACTCGCCGCGGATACCACTGCGCCGGATGCCGGGGAAAGAGGTATTCCCCACGGTGCGCTTATAGAATCCCAGAAATAGGTTTCAGAAGCGGAAGAATAGAGTTTTTTCCAAGTCTTGATATTTCCTGTCTCAAAATCATAGGAGAAATAACCCGCTGCCGGTGAGCTGGTGTTTCCATCGCCGCTGTATCCGGTACTTTCATGTGTCCCGTTCCAGTCCACTGCGCAGACCGACATAGCAACGTCTTGGTTCCAAACTTGCTGTGAATAAGTTTTATATGAAAGTTTTCTGACAATATAGCATACGCTTCCCGGAAGCATGCTGTTTGTTGAATCCGGTGTAACGCCTATCTGCATTTCATCATATTGGACTATACAAAGCACCCCTGAGATCGTAAACCGAAGCCAGTCACCATCTGCTTGAATCGCTGAAATATCCCTGCTATGGAGCGCGAACAGCATCGGCTTTAATATCGGTTCTCCGTTTTCAAACGCGCAGCACACAAGATAGTTAGCGTTACCGGAGTTGATTGTGTTGAATATATCTTCGTTTTTAGTGCGAACAGTCAGATCAAATCTGTCATTATTATTCATCACACTCCATTGTACAAGCTCACATTGGATGCCGTACTCCGTATTGAAATAGTCCTGACTTCTGTTACAATTCACCAAGACTCTTTCAACGATACCGGGTTTGTCGCTTTCCTCAATGAAATACGTGTAGCCGCTTTCAGTAAATTTTAAAGCTCTTGGAGCGAAATAGCTATCGCCGCTGCGAAGTGCCGGACTTTGCTGGGAGCCTGTTCGTGTGGATTGCCAGACTGAATCGTTTATCTGCCAATCGAGTAATGGAACACTAACACCTTCAATCTCTATCGCCGCGTCAAAAGAGTTGGAACGGGTAATGCTGGAAACACGGAAAAGAACCTTTTCCACGCCGTAAGCGTTAAAGGTTAGTGTGAACAGATCACCAACGGAGTTTATCGGGCAAGAGGGCAATACCTTGACAGAGCATTCATAAGATGGGAGCGAACCGGCAGAGCCTAAACGCTTTGCTGTACGAGCGGCAAGGTCTCTAGTTTTAATAAAAGGTAAATTAAACTCTTTTGTTACGCGATTCCCTAATTCCTGCCCCTGAAAATACGGACTTTCAAAAATCTCTGTCGTTTCCTCATATACATTATTGCGGTCATTGAAGCTGACTTTTGTTGTGCCCCAGGTATCATCCATCGCTCCAAAGTTGATATTGGGTTCATCTGTCAGCCAGTTTTCATCCAGACACGGCACAGAGTTGATATTATCCGGCTTCCGTATCAGTTTGAGAGCGATTTTCCCTTCTGTATCGAGATAGAGAACACCGTCTATATATTCTAATATATCCGATATAGCGTCTCTGACGGTCGAGCTACTATCCAATGTGGATGTTATATAAATCTGCTCATAAAATAATTGGTTGATTGCATCTTTGAAACTCTGCTCATTGATTAAAGACATATCTAAACGGCAGACTCCCCAGCTTTTATTTGTCAAATAATCTAATATAATGACAGCCGGATTTACATCCATATCATCACTAACCCATGTATCTGGGATAATATCACCTGAGCCGTCAAGAGACTCATCCCATCCAAAGGAGCCGGTGGACGGACACGCAAACAATTCGAGGCGGAAATTAGGCATTTGAGGCGATGCACCAATAACAATAAGATTGCTTGCCAAGTAGCAAAGCCCCTTATAGTCGGGGATTTCTTCTGCCTCTATTTTAAAATCTTTATCTACATCAATTCCGTCCGTAAATATATCATCTTGCGTTTGTATCTGCGAACCACTATATATGCGGACAGGATATTTTTCATTGGAATACTCTGGAATAATGATAGATACCGGGTCCGTTGTCAGAGAGTTCTCGCCCAGTTCTACGGGGCCGCCTGGAAGATCGTAACAGTCAAAAATCTTAACTTCACTATTATAAACAGAATAAAGGAATTTAACAGGACCACAACAAAAAGCCATTGCAAGAGCCGCCGCGTAGCGAGTAGTTGATATACTCTTATCTTTACCGCTTCCGCCTGATACCTTTCTCACGTTCTCCATACAGGATAAGAGTGTTCCATTCAGAATATCTTTTCCATGCAGAACGGTCACAGGCTGGCTCTGGTCCAGATCGGATAGATATTTAGCCTCTAACGCATAGAGGCGTGAAAGCCTCCCTTGCGGTGTGCCAACCGGCCTGCCGTGAGAGATATTAGACCTTATAAGCATATCTGTATTTCCTCTTTATTCTTTTCTCAATCAATTTTGAGCCGAACGGCACGATCGAAAATCCAAAATCCGGGTAAACATGGGCGCATTGTTTATCCGGCAAACATATCAAAGTATGCTGCATTACATAGCGTGATGCGCAAATAACCAAATCACCGGCCATAGTATCTGCCGTGTAACTATTTTCCGATTTTTCGCTGTCCCAAATCAAGCTCCAATTAGCAAAACTTTCTACCGCACGGCATATTACATTAAACGCTTCCGCTGTATCTCCAACTCTATAAGACGGAGTAATATAATCTAAAGGTATGATTCCCAAGTTCTTATAAACTGTTAAACAGAAAGATATACAGTCGCCGCCTCCGCCCTTGCACGCTCTGCCGCTTGTGTTCCGCTGAAATTGAGTACCGCGCCATTCACTGATTTCTTTTATAAGCGCGTCTATGTTTTCTTTTTTCTCAAAATACAACATTATTTCTTACCTACTGACTGATTAAAGTTTATGTTATCCAGAGTGTTATTAGACGGAAGCCACGGACAGCCGCCGAAGTGCGGAACATTATCAAACTTATATCGGCAATGGTGGATGCTGTGATTGCACCACGGATATATCAAAACTTCGTGTGTGCCAAGATCGCTTTCTCCTAACTCATTATAAGGCGAAGTAAATTCTCTGTTTAGTCTGAAAATCTGAGTTTCATTTTCGTTTTTAACATAATCCAGAATCACATAGCGTTTTCCATCCTCGCCGAGAACTGTTGCGCCGATAAAAAAGTTTTCGCTTCCTTCACCGCCATACTTAGGCACAGGCAAATACTCATTGTTTGGATTTTCTTTTACCAATAAACCTATCGTATTTCCGCTGACTCCAGTTTCACTGCCAACGCCTTGTACTGTCGCAATCGCCACAATGCTTTCTTCTCCGGCCAGACAGACACCGCAGAGATCATCGCCTAGAGTGTGATTGCATTGACGTTGCAATAAGAAGCGCGGCATTTCACGTTCCAGCACTCGCAAATCCGAGCTTGCTTTGATTGTCAGTTCGCCGCCCATCCCTATTTCCCGGCTGACAATGATTCCCTTGAAAACAGAATTGACCGAGTAGGTAGTGAAATTCTTTTCGTAAATCTCTACTTCTATAGGTATTTCGTTTTCTAGCATAAGATTCTCACGGGCAAACCCCTTCATTTGGATTTCAACCTGTTCACCCAGCATTTCATCACTGTGTTTTATCGCGCTGTGAGTTATATCGGCACCAATAAATGTAGAGTAATAATCCACTCCATCCATTAAAAAATGTTCTTTCAGCGCAAATCCATAGTCACAATAGAGCTGTGTACATTGTAATTTCTGATTGTCAGCTTCTTTTCCCTTTGTGAATCGGTATAAAAATGTCTTCTCGCATGAAATTGAACCGCTCACATATTCCTGCCCCAAAAAGTCTTTGATAAATCCAACATCCGCCTTAAAATAGCTGTTCCCCAGAGCGGTTATCTTCAGTTCGTCATCTTGGTAACGCACACGAGAAGAAGCGTTTGTTTCATCCGCAACATAACGCTGTGTTTCCGCGTTATTATTGGAGTTGATCGCCAGCTTGAAGTTTTCCAGACGGCCTTTCCTGTTTTCAAAATGTCTTATCAACTGCTGAAGCGTGTAACGGTCGCCCTGGAAGTGCAGTCTGTAGGTGTTTTTGTAGTCTGTGAATGCGATATACGGTTTAGCTACACCGGCATCTATCGCCGCGAAGTCCTGACTGTCTATCAATCCACTCTTGGGCGCAGAGGACCATTCAGCGTTATCAAACGGAAAATCTGTGGTGCTGAGTGTGTCTGTGCTGTTTGTTTCTACTGGTTTTGTCGCTTCGTATAGTTCCAGCAGTGTATGACCATAAGCGGCACTGCAAGCGTGAGTGTCATCCAAGAAATTACAAGGTTCCAATCCCTGACGTTCCGAGAATTGGACCGTGCATCCTGTTATATTGCCGTTTCTCCAAACAACATCGGGAATCTTCATATATCCAAACACTAAAGGAACCAATAAACTCCCTGCTTCATGCGAGCGCGTTAGTGTATAAGGATAAGAATTTGTTTTTTCCTCTGGCTGATTATTGCTGTCAAAGGTTATATACATATTTGTTCGGAGTAGCACTGTATCAGAGCTATCAAAACCTATCTGCTTCACAGAGCAGACTTCCCAATCTCCCGCGCTGGTCCAGAGCATTGCATAGCGGAACCACGGGAATAACCTTCCGTGCGCTTCAACTCTTATCTTATGGAATTTATAAAACCGATCTGTAGATGATTCTGTTTCTTGGTATATATTGTTTACATCATTTACATCAAAAAATTCCAATAATGGAACCGCGTCCATCCAGACCGGCAATCCAATAGGCGTATTTCCACGGCTTTTTAATAGAGTTTGTATATAATTGCCCGTATCACTGTCCAGATTGATAAGACTCATGTTCTGATTGACCAGAGGCCGATAATACCGTCCTACTCTATATTCTGCACCCGTAAGAGATTCTATGATCGCAGTCTGAGCGGAAAACGTGACAGAATAGGATGAATTATAGTCTGGCGCGGCTGGGATAATTTGAGCACCGCCGCAAAAATTGTATCTCCTTTGAAAATTCGCACTCATTTTTTTTAAGGATTGCTTGGAGGAATACCAGCTAAAGTATCAATTACATAACTGTTAGGAATAGACAAAGCTGTCATAGCTCCAAAATTATGATAATTCATATCTTCGTCATCTGTGTATTCAACATTTATATATTTTGCGTATGTATCTAATTCTGATAGAGCATAATTAAGCATACACGGTTTTCCCCATAAAACAGAATCGGAAGAAGTTTCACCTATAGTATAGTTAGAAGATAGACAGTATCTATGGTTTGCGGCTTCAAAATTATTGTTTACTATTCTATAAATGCTTGTCTTATAATCTACTACATCATTATTTAGTGTCTGGCTTACTCTAACAGTTCTAAAACATAATGGATCTAATAGTATCTCTTTTAATTCTTCATTTCTAAAAACATAACCATTTGAAAGAGTTGCGCTTTTATCTATCTCTCTGACTCTGACAGTATAAGAAAATTGGATGTATTTGTTATATTCTTCTCCCGGAATACCCTCAGCACTAGATGTTTTTTCATTTATATAATTACCATATAAATAAGCGTTATTTGTATTTGTTACATCATTTATTGGTTTAGCTGTTGCATAATAAGATAAATCTGTCTCTCCGATAATAGACTTAAAATATGCACTATTATCTTTTCCATAGTTCAATCTAGCCCATTCGCCAGATTCATTATCCGGGATGGAATCAAACAATAAACACAGATAAAACGGTTTACCGGGTACAACCTTGCATTCTACCGACTTTGAATATCCAGTAGTATCAATACCGCCAGTTTGCGGAAACAAATCATCTATTGTTAAAGGGGATGTTGTTCTGGTTAGTGAAGAATTAGGATCATAAAACAAAGTATCACCGCTAGGCCACTGTATCACCTCATCTTGTGAATTACGGTATCTTGTGTTTGAAAAAGAAAAATTACTGCCATTTCTACTGATAAGATAATCAAAAGCCGTATTACCAGCTATTTGAACCTGAAACACGCTATACTCATTTTGTTCGCCAGAGAAGGGGAGTGTGTAAATACCAACAACAAGATAATAACGTGTAAAACAACTTCCGCTGTTTGTATAAATTAGATTTTTAATAAGAGGACAAGGTTTTCCAGAAAAGTTTAGCTCGTTATCTAAGTGAGTTGATTGGACAAGCATCTGGTTATCTTCATCGAAAACATTTATTATTGGTTTTATATTAGTTGAGCCATTTTCGTTATAAATAACTGGTTCTAAGCCTGTTGGAAAACACCATCTTTGGTTGGTGTTTGTGCCATGATAATACTGATTACTTAATAACTCTGACGCACCGCAAAACTTAGCATCAATGATTGACGCTGTTCTCTCCATCCACCAACACTGCCCCTTCCACGAAAGAGACGGTTCGGAGCCGGATAGAGTAGGCTGTTCAAAGTTCGGCGTGTTTGTGCCTCTGCCGTCCGTTGGCAGTTTACCATAAGGTCTCAATCTGTTGTTTGGTAAGTATAGCATTAAGCCCAGCCCCTTCTTAAATTCTCGCTTCTGACAAATTCTATCAATCCTCCACGTTTCCACTCTTCTCGGATATCCGCGGATGTCCTGACCGTTATCTGTTTGATTGTTTGCGGCTGCGAGCCGGATTGTT